CCCCCACACCTTTGCAGTTATGGTTGCAGATTCACCTTCATTTCTAATCTGTATTGTCGCTCTTTCATAAGCTTCTATTTCCTGCCCTTCAATAATTACCGTAGTTCCTGAAAAGGTTATTGCTGCATTTTCTACAAGTAGAGACCTATTTGAACTAGTTAGTCTTTTTGACGTTACTGTATTCGCCATTAGTCAGCCTTCCCCTTCTTGGACTTCTTTAGTCCTTTCTTAGGTTTAAGCTTGTCTACTTTCTCTTGAGTTTTGGACTTAGTAGGTTTGCGCTGACGTTTAGGAGGCTTGACAGCTGTCTTAATCCCTGCGCCAACCTTTGGGGTGCTTCCTTTTTTATTGACTTTGAAAGCGTATGACTTAAATTGTTCAAGGATTTCTGGGCCTTCCCAGTGGCGGCCCTTAAGTTCAACCGTTTGTCCAGCACATATATTGACGACATTCCCAGCAGAATTCCTCCTACGAAGGTTTTTGCTGGAGACATTGGTGATAGTAACCATTTAGTCATCACCTTAAGCCGTCAAGTCTCTGATACTACCTTGAGTTTTAAACTTGTAACAGATTAACTCACCTGCAGTAATGAAAGCATATTCACGCTTTAGAACTTGTCTTACGGCTAAGTTTGTATTGTCTACATATGTTGTAGGTGCTGCAACTCTCATTGCTAAGTTTGCCATATCTAAGACGTAAACTCTTGTTGCTCCATCAACTAATGGGCAGTGTTGAGATACAAAGATAGGTAAACCATCATAAGAACCAACTCTGCTATCGAAAGCAAGACCTGCTTCTCCTGTTACACCATTCATGTTTCCTGCACCTGCGGTTCCAATGTTAGCTCTTAACAAGTTGTTAGTTGAACTTAACATTAATCCTTTTAGGTTTGCATAGGTATCATGTCCAGTTAATAGAATTAAATCACTGTAGTTAGCTCCATTTTCCAATGCACTTTGAACTGCATCATCAATCATAGCCAAAGTCAATGCTTTGTCAGTGTTAGATGTTGAGTCAGTGTATGCGTCAGACCAGCTTGCTCCAGACCTGTCAACATTGTAAATGTCGTTGTATGCTGCGTTTCCATATGGTGCAACTGCGACACGTCCGTTAGAAATGGTTACACGGTCTAAGGATTCAAAGTTGTTTCCTGCATTACCTGCACCTGTTGTTCCGTCACTGTCTGCTTCTGTTGATTTTAACAACATTGCATCCATGTAGAAAGCGTGTGCTTCTCCATTTTCTCTGCGCATAAATGTAGCCAAGTTACCAAGACCATCATCTGCTTCAGAAAGCATTTCTATTTTAGAAGTCATTTCCCATGGGGTTACGATTTCTTTTAGAGTTGCTTTAACCTGCACTAAATCCAAATGCTCTGTTGCTGGGAATGCTCCACCTTCTGTAACACCGTTGGTGGTGTTGTGTCTTTCTGTCATTACTCTCCAACCAGATTGTGTCCATGGTTCTTTCTTTAGTAATTTGAAAACTTCAGATTTTGTATTTAATTGGCTGAATACTTTTGCGCCATACATTGTGTTAAGACCTGCGTCTGTTCCAACTGTTGCGTCACCTAATTCGACCAAGTCGTCCTTTCGGATGCCATATCTCTTGGATATTCCAAGTGTTCCGCCATAGTAGGCGTTAACGTATTCTTCGAAACTCATTGCCATATTTATTCTCCTCCCATTGAGTCTATTTCGTCCCAAGACTTTTCAATCTTGTTCCAGTTTATACTTACTTTAGGAGCTTCAACTTTTGCTGGGGCTGGTGTAGCCTTTGTTCCAGCGTAAACGGATATTCCGTGTTTCTTTAAAGATTTCATAACGAGGTCTAATGGTATATCTGATTTTACAGATTCCTCTTCTTCCTCTTCTTCTGCTTTTTCTTCTTCTGCTGCAGGTAATGCCATCTCTTCTAACTTCATTTTCAATGACTTCATTTCTTCTGCAAGCATCTCTAATGTTAATTCTTGTGGTTCATCTTCTTCTGCTTTCTCTTCTTCTTCAGTTTCAGATTCTTCTGCTATAACATCAGGTAATTCCTCAGGTGAAATCACTTCAACTGTAACTTCTTCTGCTTTTGCTTCCTCTACTGCGCCACCACATCCACATTCGTCTTTGGTGGTTTCAGATTTGCATCCACAGTCTTTTTTGACTTTTGCCATGGCTGCTACTGGCTGACTGTCATTAATAAAGGATTCGGTATTGTCGGCTTTTGCTACTGCGACTTCAGTTACTTTAGCTTCTACATTAGCTGGATTGTCACCCACCCAACTCACAGACCATAAGCCAAGGTCATTAATTTTATTGAAGCAACTATCGGCCCCTTCAGGGCATACCATATCTTGTGTCAAGGTTTCACCCCTTATGCTACTGGCTCCTTTCATCCCCATGTCTTTGATTTCATCCCATACATTGTCATGCATTTCCATTTGATTATGTATGCCGTATCTTACTTTCACTTTGCCACCTTCTACCTTATAAGCTAAAGGAAGGCCTATTGGAAGCTCGTCATGTTGGTAAGCATATATCCCATACTTCATGTAAAAGTCCATTGCTTTTTCCATAGTGTCTGTAGGAATCAAATCATTTTGTTTATCTACTATTGGTGCGCTGATAAATGTTTCCATGATTCTATCATTATACCATTCTTTACGATAAACTTTCCATTCAGTGTCATCGGCTTTAGTCAACTTCATAGCCTCTACTATTGTTATTGCTTTATAAGACTTTCAGCTTTGTCGGCTTACAGTCCGTAGTTTTTAGATTCGTATTTGTAATTCGGGTTAGCTCTTTGTCTTCCTTTTTCATGTTCTTTAGCTTTAGCACTAAGTGTTCCGTTAAACAAGGTCTTGTCACTTACTTCGCTAAATTCCATTTCATCGTAGTAACTAACTCTGTAGCTGTTTTGTTTGTCAATTACATCTAGTGTGTCCCAGTGGGTTCCCCTGTATTTTACAATAAAGGCAGACTCTACTCTTGCACGTTTAAAGTGTGTTCTGTTTGGGCTTACTCCATCTTCACGCATCATGTTATCCCAGACTTTGTTTCCTTTACAAAGCATAAAGTGGTCACGTGTCCAAAGTAAAACCCAGTGTTTCTTTACAGTTGGACTTCTACGTCTTAAAAACTGTGCAAGGGTTGGGTTCAAGGTTGTTGTTCTTTTTCCAGTGTCACTCCAGTAAGAATCAACTTCATGTTCATGTGTAGGTGCCATAAGTCTCTGAACATTGTGCCAGCGTCTTAGGTATTTTCCCATCCAGCTTATACTCATTCCTTGTATCATTGTTTTCTTTGGTGCATTTGGATGTTTTAATTCATCGTTCCATAATTTCAACATTTCTTTTTCTACAATGTCGTATTTCTTTCCTGCAATACAGGTCACTGCTGCTGGGCCGCAGTATCCGCTGCGTCCGCTGCTTGGGTGGTCAACATTACCTTTTGGGTTACGTGTGGTTTTAGTCATACAATATCATAGAGGGTCGCATATATAAGCTTTTATGTTTTACCAACAACAGGGACAATTTGCATTCAGAGCCACGTTAACGTCTGGAAAGTCTTCTACCTTTCCATGCATAGGGGCTTTAAAGAAAAGGCCATCATGAGACCATACAGCACCACAAGAACAGGCGACCTTATCTTTGTTATTCATTTTACGTTCAATTTCTTCGAATGCCTTTCGTAAGTTACCCATGTTAATCTTTCTGCACATGTCCGTTGAAGCACTTGTATGGTTTCACTAAAGGTAATACCATTGCTCCACATTTTCCACATCTTGTTTTACTCATTGGTCTCTCCACTCTATCCCTAAGAAATCAGTTTTCTCTAACCATTTAGCTGGAAATGGTTCAGACAATGTTGTCTCTTTTTCACCTATCTCTCGTCCAATTCTTGTAGCATCCACTTCAAATGCAATGCATGCTATCTTCTGCCATTTATTCATATTGCATACTCTTGTATTACTGCCAACATCTCGTCTGCAGTGTGGTCTCGTTTACCATACTTCTGATTGCATGCCCATTTAATTGCTTCAGTCCTATCCAATCCTTTTGGGACATTTGTGTTTTTTGCTATTGCTTTTTTGCCTAGAACTCTTTCAACATATTTACGTGTCAATCTGCTGTCAGCATCAAGTATTTCGTCAATACTTTTTCCTGCTTCTGCATGGTCACGTATAATTGCGGCAAAGTTAGGCCGTGTTTTTGCTTCCATAAATACTCATAGAGGTCAGGTTATATAAGCTTTTACTGTATGTTATTGATGTTTTTTATGAAATATTCAGTGACACGCTTATGATTGTTATTGAAAGCTGGACGCAGATATGGGCGAGGTCCACCATTGGGTCCTGTGCCAGTAGGAGTTCCAAACTCTATTCCTACTGCATATTCCATTGAAGTTCCTACACTCTTCCTCATAGGTTCACTTCTAACATTAAGACTATTTTTCAAGATACCTTCATCTACTGGAACTATACGTGAGGCCTCAAGATGAATTGCTGCTGCAGTATCTTCTAACGCCATGTCTAAAACATCTGGATATTTCTTAGCTAATTGAGCTAGCTTCTTTTTGTATTCAGCAGCGCCCTCTATTCGGATTGCCATTCTTGAACAGCTTCTACACTGTCATCTCCATATTTGTCTTTCCATTTTCTATCTATAAACTTCTTGGCTTTTTCATAGTAAGCTACACGGTGAGCTATTTCTTTTTGTCGTCTTACTTCTCGGTCTCCATTCTTCCAATCATATTCTGCTTGACATTCTTGACAAAACCCACTGCTAAGAATGTGAACTCTCATTGCTCCTGCTAAACATTTCTTACACTTCTTCATACTACCCTTATCAATGTAGTGCGCTGGTTTGGATGCAATACTGAGTTTCCCCGTAATGTTAATCCATGACTCGCACCAACACTCTGTTGTAACTGGATTAGGTCATCCATTAAAAGACCAGTGGCTGGAATTCTGCGTTGTAATTCTCTATGTGCTTGACAGGTTCTTGAATTATTAGTGACAATTAATGTATATTTGAATGGTTTTTTTCTACGTGCTTCTTGTTTCTTATATGATGCTAACCTACCTTCGTTACCTGCATTAATGATTTCAGTTCTTGCAATCCTACGTAATTTGTAAACTTCAGTGTTGACTATCTTTTGCATTTCTCCAACAGTTGCATTAATGCTACGACCTTGAGTCACTGAATCTGTTATAATCTGATTTAATTTAGTAGACAATATTGCATTGAGTTCTGTGTATGTTTTATTCTGGACATCATTACTTGAAATTACACGGATTGCATCCTCATCTGATTGATTAAATTCAATGCGCATTTTTGATTCTTTATATACTAAAGTATCACTTAACTCTTTTTCAGGGCCGTTTACCCCCACTTTTTTCATTACGACAGTCGCTTTTCCTTCCTCGGCTGCTGATTTGAATCCATGTCGGTATGCATCTCCTATTTCTTCTTCTACGATTCTCTTTAAATCTTTTGTAATTGCTATGAGTAATAGCGGTAACTTATCTGCTAACTCACTATAATTATCTGAAGCTCTTAACAATCCGATTTCTCGTTTAAGAGTTGTTTCTAATTTATTCTCTAAGGCTGATATAAATCCGCTTGTTCGTTTTGCTCCTCTTCCACCTGCAACGTTGGCAAACTTGCGGACTCTGTATCTGGAAATATTAACTCACCCTCCTGTGTTATGTCTACTGCAATACCTACAGCTTGGAATGCTGCAATGATATCTGCTTTACTTCTCATATTAGATAGGTATTGTTGTTCATTACGCTCATCTACGTCATTGAATACAACAGACCAATCTGTAATCTTAAGTAATTTAATCAATGGAGCAAAGAATCCTTCTTGTAACATACGTTGTGTTTCATCAATTGTCCTATCCATCATTGATAGTTGTTCTCCTTCTGCATTTAATCCACCAACTCCTGACACATCTCCTACTGCTAAAGGCATTATTCCATATGCTGAATTTATGTCTTGATTAATTTTATCCAAGAAAGGCATCATTCCTGTCTCTCCCATGTTTGGCATAACTGGAACAAACTTAGCTCCTGCACTGCCTTCTGCACTTGATATTATTGGGATAAAGTTTGGATTGCGTCTAGTTTCTTCTGCAATATATTCACCTAATCGATTTAATGATTGTTCATCATGTCCAGCAATATCCAAGAAACCTTTAGGTGGACGTTCTAACCTATACATTTTATTCATATAACCTTCTACTGCAAGTCCAGTTTCTATCTTTTTCATTAATCCTATAATTGGTGATTGTCCATAGAGTCTTGCTGTTGAACTATATTTGTTAAAGTGAATTATTTCATCACGTGCAAAAGGGATGTCTCCTTCTGCATCTTCATATGTATATGCTATAGGTGTAAGTGAACTTCCACATTCAGCACAGGCAGTTCCATTTTTAGCGTCTCTACATATTGGGCAAAACAGTTCTTCTTCTTGGAATTTGCCGTATCTATCTGTGCAAAACCTCATGTGTTTAGCATCCTCAACCCATAATTGATTGACTTGTTTACCTAAAATATTGCCTGTTTCGTCCTTGACGTAGTCATAAACCACGGAAATCCATGCATCATCATACGTTTCAACCTGTCTAATAAGTGCTTTACAGAACTCTTCACCTGTCATATCGGTATCTCCACTACTTGGATTTGATAATAATAATTCAAGAACTGCAGCTTGGTCTTCACTTGGATTGTCTACTAATGGTTCTAATCTATAACCTTTAGCAACTGTCTGGGATGCAATACGTGTGATTACAGTTTGTAAATGTGAATATGAATCTGCTAATTGCTTAAGATAAAACTGGTCATGTATTGGGTCTATTTTCATAGGGCCAGTTGTTCCCATAGCTGGCATCATGTCATACACTGGAGTCCGTGCTTCTTTCTTTAAATTGTCATCTAAATAGTTTTGCAATCCGCTTGTCCTTTGCGGTTTCCGTCTAAAATAATCGAGTATGCCCATTACCAATCTGGGTCAGAACGCTCGTATCTTATAAGCTTATCTCTTGTGTCGGGTTGTTTAAAATGTCGTTTAAGAACTGGTTCAAGATAAGTCGCAACGGAAACTCCATGTAACTTAGCTAAACTTTTGACTTTGTCTTTAGTTTCATTTGTGATTCCCTTTAGCTCAAGCCTTGCCATTGGGAACGAAGTATAAATGACTCCTATATAAGCCTACTCTATTTTTGTTCGTAATATTTAACTTTATACCAGAGTCCCAGCTCATCATCATGTTCAAATACATCAAAATGTTCTTTGAATTTACTTCTAAATATCATGTAACACCATGAACTTTTTCTATCATTGTCGTATTGTCTCTCCCCTACTTGCTTTCTTTGGAACTTATTGTCTTTAATTAATTGTTTCAAATCTGCAGTCCTAATCATCCATATCTG